GGGTGCTGATAATTATGATGCTTTAAGAGGTACTGGATTAAACTTTTTAATATTAGATGAGTTTGCAGATATAGATAAAAGAACTTGGTTCGAAGTATTACGTGCTTCTGTTTCTGATACTATGGGAGATGTTCTGATGTGTGGAACGCCAAAGGGTTATGGAAACTGGAGTTATGAGATGTATCTTAAAGGAAAGCAAGACGATCATTGGGGCAGTTTTCAATATACTACTATTCAAGGTGGTATGGTTTCTAAAGAAGAAATAGAACAAGCTAAATTAGATATTGATATTAGAACTTTTAGACAAGAATTTGAGGGAACATTTGAAAATTATTCAGGTTCAGTTTATTATAATTTCCACCCTGTAGAGTCTGTTATAGATCGCCCAATAGATTGGAAAAAACCTTTGCACTTAGGTATGGACTTTAATGTTGACCCTATGTCAGCTTGTGTTGTTCAAATAGAAAAAGATAAAGTTTATGTTGTTGATGAGATAGTAATTTATTCAAGTAATACTGACGAAATATGTCAAGAGATTAGAGATAGATATGGTTCTAAAATTCCAATATTTATTTACCCTGACCCAGCTTCAAGACAACGTAAAACATCTGCTGGTGGAAGAACTGATTTAAGTATTTTACTTAATGCTGGATTTAAAGTTAAAGTAAAAAACAAACACCCATCTATTAGAGATAGAGTTAATGCTGTGAACAGTAGATTAAAAGATTCTAAAGGTGTTAGACATATTTTTGTTTCAAAATCTTGTAAAACAATGATAAAAGGTTTACAAAGACAAGTATATAAAGAAAATACAAATATACCTGACAAAGAACAAGGTTTTGACCATATGAACGATGCACTAGGTTACTTAATAGATTTTATCAAACCACTTACAAGTAATATTCAATTTTCTAAACCAACAAGATGGGCAATTAAATAAATGGCATACACAAGAAATCAAATTATAGCAGTTCATGGAGATTACAAAGAAACAGTTAATCATTGGGAATATTATATTAGATCATATAATGGTGGTTATGATTATAGAGTTGGTCAATATCTTAGTAGATATAATTTAGAATTAGATAATGAATTTAATCAAAGACTTGCAAACACTCCTTGCGATAATCATTGTAGGAACGTAATACAAATTTATTCATCTTTTCTTTTTAGAGTTAAACCAAATAGAGATTTTGGTTCATTACAAGATGACCGCAGTTTAGAATTTTTTATTAAAGATGCTGACTTAGAGGGAAACAATTTAAACAGTGTAATCAAACAAGCACAAAACTATGCTTCAATTTATGGACAATGTTTTATGATATTAGATAAATCTAATATTAAAACGAGTACAAGAGCAGAAGAATTAGATCAAGACATAAGACCTTATGTATCAATCGTAACACCTGAGAATGTTTTAGATTGGAACTATAAAAGACAACCCAATGGTAAATATGAATTAGACTATTTAAAGATCAGAGAAGAAGTAGATCGAGATGGTGGAACTTATATAAGAATTTGGTATCCTGACAGAATAGATACTGTTTATATGCCAAGTAGAGAAGAACCTAAATTGATAGATACTGCCGATAATCAGATTGGCAAAATACCAGCAGTTGTTTTGTATAATTCCAAATCACACAAGAGAGGAATTGGCCAGTCTGACCTTACGGATATAGCTGATTTACAAAAATCTATTTACAATGAATATTCTGAGATGGAACAATTAATCAGATTAACGAACCACCCAAGCTTAGTAAAAACACCAAGTGTAAATGCTAGTGCTGGTGCTGGTGCAATTATTGAAATACCTGATGAATTAGAACCAAACTTAAAACCTTATTTACTTCAACCATCAGGTTCTAGCTTAACTTCAATTATGGACTCAATACAAAACAAAGTAGAATCAATTAATAGAATTGCACACATTGGGGCAGTGAGAACTACTAAGTCAGGAATATCTAGTGGTGTTGCTTTACAAACTGAATTTGAATTATTAAATGCTAGACTATCTGAAAAAGCTGATAACTTAGAAATAGCAGAAGAACAATTATTTAGATTATATGCTTTATTCCAAGACACAGCATTTGATGGAGAAATTAACTATCCTGATTCATTCAACATTAGAGATTATGCAAGTGATCTTGCGTTCTACCAACAAGCCAAAGCAATCAATGTTGAATCTCCAACATTAAATAAAGAAATTGATAAAGAAATTGCTAGAGCTGTTATTGATGACAGCGATAAGTTAAATGAAATATTTGAAGAAATAAATGTTAAATCAGAAGTGGGAGAATTTACTCAAGAGGAAGTTCCACCAGTAATAGCAGAAGTAGAAGCAGAACAAATTTAATGAATGGCCAATATAATAAAAGATGCTACGGAATACAGAATTAAGCAAATAGAAATTGCCGAAGCTAAGTATTACAAAACACTTATTAAAACATTAGACAGAATAGAAACACAAGTCACAGCATTAGCTATTAAAGATTTACCACTTCAAGATGGTAAACTCATTGATCTTCAAAGTGCTATTGCTATCAGACCTAAAATAAAAGCTATCTTAGATACAGAATATTTACCTTTTGCAGATCAAGTTGTTAGAGAGGGTTTTAACAATCAAGCTAAAAGAGTTGAAAAAGCATTTAAGAGAATTGGTAATATACCAATAGCATTTCAAGAATTAACTAAAGGCGACAAAGCATTAATTCAAAATTTAAAGCAACAATACTATACTCAGTTCAAAGATGTATCAAATACATTTACAAGAAGATTATCAGAAAAGGTTTATCAAAATACTTTAGTTGTAAGCGACTTTACTGTTTTAGAAAAAGAATTACGTCAAACTATCAATGGTATTTATGCTAGTTCAGATGATTTAGAGGTTAATAAACTTACAAGCTTTATAGAGAAGAATAAGCTTAATAAATCCATGAAATCTAAAGTTGATGTAGCTGTTCAAACTCTACAAAGCAAATTTGCTAGAGATCGTGCTGGAGAGAACATGAAACGATATGCTGGTCAGATTCTAAATGATAGTTTACGTGATTTTGATGCTACATTAAATTTCAATAAAGCAAATGATGCTGGATTAACTTATGTTAAATATTATGGAGATGTTATACCAACAACTAGACGTCATTGCAGAAACGTAATTAATGGAGTATATAATAAGCGACCACGTGGTCTTTTTACGATTGATGAAGTCAATAAATTATGGGCAAGTAGTAATTGGAGTGGAAAAAAATCAGGCAATCCATTATTTGTTCGTGGTGGTTATAATTGTCGGCATCAATGGAGTTACGTCAACCCTGATTGGTATGACGATAGCGGAGAACTAACAATATAAATAGGAGTAAAATATGTCAAAAGAAACAAAAGAAGTACAAGAAAAAACAACAGCACCAGTAGAAGAAACTGAAACAAAAGCTGAACCAATAAAAGTAGAACAAAAAGTATTTAATCAAGAACAATTAGATAACATTGTTCAAACTCGTATTATGGCAGAGAGAAGAAAATATGAGAAAAAAATAGAAGAAGAAACAAAACAAAAAGCTGATCTTTTAAAACAAAAAGAATTAGAGGAAGCTAAAACAAAACAAGACTTGGAAAAGATTATGCAAGATAGAATCCAAGAAAAAGATCAAGAAATTAATAAGTATAAATTAAGTCTTAAAAAAGAAAAGATTGATAATTCTATTTTATCTGTTGCTTCAAAGAATAGAGCAATTAACCCTCAACAAGTCGTTTCATTATTAGAAAAAGAAATTAAATTAAATGATGATGGGCGTATAGAAGTTGTTGATAATAATAATAATATACGCTATAATGATAAAGGAGAACTTTTAACAATAGAAGATAGAGTTAATGAGTTTTTAGATACGAACCAGCACTTCCGTTTAGGTACAAATCAAGGTTCAGGAAGCAAGGCAAGCATCGGTGGTAATACTGTAAAACCTTTCAAAATTCAGGATTTAGACATGAGTAATGCTGATGATCGTAAAAAATATGCAGAGTATCGCAAAGAACGAGATTCAAAACCTACTCAAATTAACTTAAACAATAAATAATAAAGGAATAATACAATGGCAAGCGAAACAACAAGTTCCACGCTATCGGAACTATATACAGAGATAGTGGCAGAAGCTTTATTCGTAGCAAGTGAGAAATCACTAATGCGTGGATTGGTAAAAAACTATTCTATCTCAGGCGGTGG